AGATACACAGCGAGCTTAAAACCCTAAACGGAAAGTAATTGCACATGCTCTGCCCCGATGGCCGAATGGATAAGGCAACAACCTTCTAAGTTGTAGATTCTAGGTTCAAGTCCTAGTCGGGGTACCATCATATGAAAAATAAAGAAGCAGGGAAAGGAGACAAGCCTCGAGGAGGATTTTCTCGACAGTATAGGAGTAATTATAATACAATTAAATGGGGAGACTCTGATAAATGTCCGAATGCTCAAAATGTAAAAAAAGATTCGAAGAAATAGGCTTGATATGGATTCGGAAAGATAAAAAAACTTTTGTAGTTTGCTTTAAATGCAAAGAGCTGCTACAGAAAGGTCGCACTTAGTTCAACAAGTTAATACTGCATAGTATTTCATGCCTTCACTAAGGCGGCCTTATACTTTTTCTGTATTCATTATTATCTCCCTACCGTCTGGGTTGATTATCTTCGTAACATAATAGTCAACGCCATCTATATTTTGCACAATAGTAAACATTGACGATCTGCTTGGGCCTGTTTCAGGCGCCCCCCTGCCGCTTAATACATTAAACTGAATCGCAGGAGTGTCAGGAATTACGCGAAATTTATACGGCCTATACGAAAGAATAGCGTCGTCTACGCCAACTAAACCCACCCCGGTATTGTTAACGATAACCTGATCAGTAAGTAACCCGTGCGCCCTAAGCGTAATATCCCTACCCTCAAGCAAGGAAAGAGTAGGTACAGTAGTTGTAGCGTAGATACTCGAATAAACAGTAGCGTTAGCTTCTCCGGTATAATTTTCGGCCTCGAAGGATATTTTAGAAAGATGTCCTAGAGTGCCTTCAGGGGTTATGTGATCATGCAAGTTTATTACAGTGCCGGTTGTCCCCTCTTGAGGCAAGAACACGTCTACGGAGATAGGAGGAATTAAAAACGCCCCCGACTGTGACATTCCCGCTGTAGTTGCGTCTCCCCATGGAGCTTTCACTATTATATCCCCCGACCCAGTTATGCCAGCTGAACCAGTCGCTCCGTAGCTTCCGAAAGGCGGAGTAAACTGTATTAAATTATTAGACAAAGCAACAAAATCCGCCGCCTCCTCAAGTGCCGGACTTCCAGTATAACCAGAAAAGAATACTCCGGTAACAGGAGAAAGATTATTTCCACTAATCCAACCAGAAATCCTTTCGTTAAACCTTCTGCCCGTTGGACTGCTTGAATACGCGACATCTGTATTCGCTAGCCCTGAAATCGAAGGAGCAGGGTAAACTATTCTATAATAGTTATCTGTTATTATACTACTTAAATATTCACTAGTCTTAGAAGAAGGGAAAACAAAATCCGGAGACTTATAATCCTCCCAAGGGCTCATAATGAACAGCTGCCCACTGCCTGTAAAACCTCCGCTAACACTTAAATCAAACACAGAAGACTTTGTTCCATCGCTCCCAGTTACCCTAGAGAAACTATTCACAGGAAGAAACGAATGCTTGCCGCCTCCAGTTATCCCAATTACAGCGTCTCCAGACTGATAGCCCCCGTAAGAGTTTACGCCGGAGACTCTAATAGAAGAATTAAGAGTAAGCCCGTTGTCGCCTGAGCTACCGCTTACTCCAGTTATCGTTGGTAGAGGGAAGAATGTCTCGTTTGTAATAAATATAGAATCGTTATTATTTCCGCTAAACTTTATTCTCGAAGAAACTATATCCCTAGGAACTTTTGTTATAAAAGTAAACCCATTATCAGACTCTCCTGAGGTAGACTGATAAACCCCAGAAACACCGCTTAGAAACTCATCTTGAAAAGTAGCATTTAATCCCGAAAAATACTTACCGCTAAAAGAAATATCCTCCCCGAACCTAGCATAATAACCAGAAGCTCCAGAAAACTCTGCAATGTTAAAACTGCTTATTCCTGTGCTCATTCTATTAAACCTGTCCTTTGATCTCACTACGCCAGAATAAGCGTTCTCCGGAAGATTTAAAGATATTCTATTTGCACTCTTTGAAGCGAAAACAGTTTGAGAAACATCTCCGCCCGCTTGATCGAAAAACACTACTTCGTCAACTAAATTTAGATTCCCTCCCAATATATCCAACCTCTGACCTTCTCCAAATACAGAATAAGACAAGGGAGAAGAAAAACTGGGAGACAGGCCGGTCAAGTCTGGTCTGTCAGGCATTAAAGAAAATTTGTTTTTAGACTCATGATCCCCCCCGCTTGTTATGACCTTAAAAAACTCAGAGTTAGCGCCACTGGGAACCAAAAAAGATATACCTGTCGAGCCTCCTGAAAAAGCTATATCCTTAGTGACTACGCCACCCAACAAGACTCCGCTCGGCTTTAACCCGCTGAAGTAACCACTCGCAAAAATAGCTGTTCCAGCCTCTCCTGAAAGAGGAGTGAAGCCGCTAAACGTAGGCTTTTTATAAACAGGTACGGTTTCTGATAAATTACTCTCCCCTCCTAAACCAAACACCTTTAACTTAATCCCGGTGGTACTAAAAGCGGACGGAAACTTGAATAAGTTTTTAACAAATTGACCAGAAGTATTCATTTCAGTTCCAGACGACATGACGAAGCCTAAATCCTCCGATGTAACCGAATCGGATATTTTTATTTTTGCATTTTTCAGCAAATTTAAACCACTTAAAGACCCAGTTGAAGAAGGTTCCCTTACGAAACTCGTGCCCCCCACAACGCTTTCTATAATCGGTCTACCGACAACTAGAAAACCGCTCCTTAAAGTATTACTTGCTCCAAAGTCCCCGCTTGCTTGAGCTTTTAAATACACCCTCCCTTCCCCTGAACTATACCCCGATTGAAACCCGGTAGGAATCTCTACTTCCATCCTGTTTTGAAGACTAGACGCTATTAACCCCTTGCCTTTTGATTTGGTTGAAATTCCTGACCCAGTTACTGAAAATGAATTAGTACTATCTGACTCATCAGTTAAAGTAATTTTGTTGATCCCAATAAGGTTCTCCCCCGTAATTGAGACCTTTGTTCCTGTAACTCCATACGGAGGACTAAAACCGCCTATAATCGGAACCTTCCCAGAAACCGTTACCGTATTGCCAGAAGGATATATTTCTCCGACATCGCTGTATAACGAAACCCAGTTTTCTCCAGTAGAAACCCCCAACGGGATTGTTCCTGTGATTTGCTCAGAGTTAACAAGCTTAAACGCCCCTGTTGAATCTATTCCCCCAAAATTAACCTTTACAAAATCTCCGCTCATGTAGGACAATGTCCCGGAGTAAAAGTTTGTGCCGTTTAAAGCAATATCTCCCCCAGCTAAAGCTTTGTTTGGAACGATCGAATTTATAGCAACAGAATGAGTAAACTCATTATCAGCGCCTTGACCAGCGACACTCAAACCGTCCCCTCCTAGCAAAACTACACCCCCCCTAATCGCCCCATAAGGAACAGTCACCTTGAGAGAACTGTTCGTAACATTAAAAGGAAGAATAATATCGTCAGAAGGCAAGAACCTCACCCCTTCAACAGAAGATAAAGAGTAGCCTTCAATAGTTAAAACTTCTCCGGGAAGCGCGCTCTTCTTGCTGATGCTACGCATTTGAGGCCTAGGAGAAAAATAATTCGGAGAACTGGCAGTATTATATGTAGTTCCAGCTTCGCCTGATCTAGTAGAAGAATGAACTTCTATTTTTCCAGCTCTAGCATCAACCGGTACAGAAGCTTCTATTTCTGTCGGGGATATTGTTTCAAAAACAGATTCGGTTCCGCCAAACCTAACATTGGTTATCCTATAAAAATTAGACCCATTAACAGTCAACCTCATTCCCGGCTTTCCGAAAGTAGGAGAAATGGTATTTACGGATATTTTATCTACCTCTTTTAATCTTACCGTTTGTTCTCCTAGGTTTACAGCAGACCCGTCAGCATCAACAACAAAAACCTCGCTCGTTTGTATATCCGGAGTCAGCGCGCCGCTTACGCCTGTTGACCCTTGATGCAACAGCCTGTCTAGACTTATGTTTACATCTCCCCATTTTACCCTGTTGGTAGTTTCGAGATCGCTTCCGCTTATAAAAAAGCCTGAATTTGGATGGAATACTTCTGGCATTTTAGTAGTTTAACGGCACTGTGTCAGGGAGATAGTCTTCTCCTGCTCCGGGAAATACTGGTCTTGCCGTAGACTTTATTCCAAGAACATTAGTTGTTTGGGTATGATTATGGGTTATTATAGCTAACTGATGAGACACTTTGCTTCCAACGCTAGCCTGCATAGCTCTTGATTGCAAAGTCCCAAAGCAGGTAAAGTTTTCAACGTTTGTCGAGCTTCCATGTTTTGATAAATTGATTTTAAAATTACCTTCAATTCCGTTATATGGCATATACCCAGTGGGGTTATCTACCTGTATCCCCATTGCGACAGACTTTTTCCCAAAGTAAATTCTATCAGGGACCGTTCTGCCCGCCGAGTAAACCGGATTAATTTCGGACGTATAGCTATACGTAGCTTCGAGAAAATCGTTTATTTCTCCTATCTTAACAGCGGAAGTATTTTCAAAAGTTATATTTTTACAATTTAGAATTTGCTCTTTTGGAATTTCTTCTTCTGTTTGAGTAAAGTCCCCGTCTAGATCATCAAAGAAAACAATAGAAGAATTCGCCACAACGGGCGAGTTAGGAGAAAACTGTAGGGTATAATTAGCGAGGTAACCGCTCGTAAAAGTTAACCCGCCAAAGCTTCCGGTTATAATGCTCCCTTCATTGCTTCTGTCATCGGAGCCTCTCAGCTCTCCTTGGCCGCCTATGAAAGTTTTTATCTTATCCAAGTCCCCAGTTAAGTAATGAGAAAACGAAAGAGTCGAGCCTATCCCATTAGAAGCGAAATAGTTTCGGGAATGCCTTTCCCCTGCGTCATACCTAGGGTTAATTGAAGTCGCTAGATCTAAAGAGCACTGAGTTGCTAAGATGTCGACCTCGTTTAAACTAAGCTTTATGTTTTTAGCGGCAAAAATCATTAATAAAAACTCCTTATAGTTTTTTCGGTTTCCGCGACCCCATTAGAACCAACTCTTAGTTGAGTGCTCATTAAAACAGGGTTTTCCATATTAACAGAAATAGTATTATTATTATCTATACTTTTTACGTCTAAGTGAAATTTTTCAGACTTACCGGTAAAAGCAATTCCCGTTTCATAAACATTTTCCATCAACCTCGCTTCCTCTGTGGCTGAATGGTACAAAAACGTTGAAGGAAACTCTTGTCCCAGTTTATAAACAGGCTCGTAATTAAAATTTATAGAATAATTGACCGACTTTAAAATACCCGTTTCGTCAGAGCTTGTGATCGTAGCCGGAGACTGAGCGGTCATAAAAGAAGAATAAGCCGAGTGCCCCACCCCAGAAGCCAAAGCCGAAGCGGGACTTCTAAATAAAGACTGAGCCTTAAGCTCTCCAGACGCTGGAATATTCCCCCCTGAGCCAAAAAGCTCAAAGTTAACGCTGCATTGAACAGGGGCGTAAGGCTCAAGAGAAACAGAGTAAGAAGTCAGTAACCCCTCTCCACTTATACCACCGAACACCAAAGACACACCAGAAGATTGCGAAGCCTTTGTTGTTTTGAGTCCACTCGCTACGCCGTTTATTATATTATAGTCGCCCTTCGACTTAAACCTTTCGTTAGTAATACCTGTAAGAACAGGAGTATAGGAAAAAGAGACGCTCGCAGTCCTAGCTCCTCGAGGGGTCTGCTCCGCAACTCCCTTTTTACCAATTGAGTAAACTGGCTGCAAATCCGCAGTTTCGCTAAGAGAACAGTCGTACGCTAAGATTTTTTCGGTCCGAGAACCGTACTGAATCGTCAGCGGAATTTGATCATATCTTATCGAAGCCATTTTTCTATTTTACACCCTTAATACTGTTCCTTTTAAAACAAAGCTTATTTGCACATTCCCGTTCATGTCTGACTGATACTGCTCGGAGATCAAAAGCATATTCCTGAACGAGAAGGTTTTGATGTTTTCCGTTGAGTTGTTTTTGTTTATAGAGATAGAAACGTTCCTAAAAGAAGTTTCTTCTGGGACAAATCTAATGTTTTTTATTTTATAATCATCTGCGTCTATTGAAAATTGCATCGTTATATCCAGAGGGGATTCAGAAACCACCTCGGATGGGGTTTTATCGTTAAAAGCATAAACAGCAGTTCTTGGTGTCTGAATATCTAAAGAGTAACTATTTACTCTATTTGTATTGAATTCATCTAAATTTATATTTATTGAGTTATAGCCAGCTATTTTTAATTCCGTATCATGAGGAGCTATTGTTTCAAAATTTAAATAATCGCCTGTCCCCATTTCTCCGTAAATGTCAGCGCCCATGCCTAAAGACGGGATCTCTCCTATAGAACAAGAGGAAGAATAGGAGGTCAAGTAAGCCTCTGTGAATTTAACATTTTGGTCTTTATAGTCCACCTGACCGCTAAATGGAAGTTCTCCCGTAAACTGTATGAAGAAATCGTCATAGACCATTAAGCTATTTGCTTGAATAGACGCTGTCTGAGGGGCTCCGGGGGCATAAACAACCTTATTGAGACCCATCGTCGTGATTGGTTGCGCTGTTGACTCGTAACCAAAAGAAAGACTCTGAACTGCGTTAATCCCAGTTCCGTTTACCGCCAATTTCTGGCCTTCTCTCCTTATCCTTGACAACATCTACTCTATTTACACTTTTTAGTGTAATATTTTGAGAGGTTTAAGGAAAAATGGCTGACGAAAACAGTATTTATAATATTACGGAGCATAGCGATGACGTTACTTACTCTAAAGACGATATCGTAGCCAAATTTGAACGCTTTACCCCCTCGAATGTCCCTAAAAGCGTAAAATACTACTATAGTACATCAAATAACAACCTAGCGAACACCCCTTCTTCAGACTCCCCTCTTTGGGGTGGGGTTACCATTGCTTCGAACGGAAAAAATAAACCAAAATTTATTTGGAACCCCTCTTATAACACGACCGTAGAACATAGCCCTAGAACGGTAAACATAGTCTTCGGCAACGGATATGAGCAAAGGTTTCAAGACGGAATTTTTAACGACCTTATAAAGCTTTCTCTTAGATTCGAGCACAGAGACATAAAAGAATCAAAAGCTATAAACCATTTCTTAAAAGCCAGAAAATCAGTAGAGTCTTTTATCTTCGAGGATCTTCCTGAGCCCCACAACGACGCTGGATATAAGAAACTTTTTGTATGTAAAAGTTGGAACAGTGCATTTGTCTTCTATAATAACTATACAATATCAGCTGAATTCATTCAGGTAAACAGATAATGGCAAAAGATTATCATATAATGGACAAAGGTCAGGCTAGGAAATCCATCAAGTCATTGATGTACGAAGTTACTAACCTCTCCCCCTCTTCTTTAATGCACCTTTTTGAGTTCGACTTAACCTCTGTGGTTAAAAGCATAGGCTCTTCTTTAGTCGATGACGGAGAAGATATAGGCATAGCTTTTGGGGATCCCGATGACGAGACGGATAACGCCAACATCTTAAGGTTTCATAATAATATAAAAGTTATCGACTCCTATATATATTGGCAAGGAAAAACTTATTTCCCAGCACCAATCCAAGCCGAAGGATTTGATATAAGCTCGAGAGGAACGCTTCCGACTCCTGTCTTAAGGATAACTGCGCAGAAAGAAGAAGAAATAGAAGCCTTGAGTATCTTAAGAAGAACTGTTCATAAATACGGAGATATAATAGGCGCAAAAGTAACAAGAATAAGAACTTTTGCAAAGTATTTAGACGCTAAAAACTTCTCCGACATAAGCCAAGTTGACTCGACGCAAGGAGCCTACCCTTCCCCCTTTCCCGATGAATACGAGCCAGACCCCTACGCAGAATTCCCAAGAGATGTTTTTTATGTAGAAAGAAAATCTAGTGAAAACAAAGTAAACCTAGAATACGAATTAAGCGCGTTAATAGACGTCGAAGGAATTAAACTTCCGAGAAGGGTTGTCCTTTCTCAAAAATGCGGTTTTACCTACAGAGGATGCGGATGTTTTTACGAAGAGAAACAACAAAATGTTTTCGATCCAAGTAAACCCAACGGGTGCGCGGATTGTGACCCCCCTACCACGGTTGCCGGACCCGGCACAATGAGCCCCCTTTTGGCTAAATGCGATATAAGAGACAGTCAGTTAGCCCTCCCTGAAAAGGCTCCCCCCGTTGCCACAATAAGAGACGAAAACATAAAAAGTATTCTGGGGCTAACCGAACTGAAACCTATGGGAAAATGGACAAATAAAGAATACAAAGTAGGAGAATACGTTAAAATGACAAAAAATAAAATCAACTATTACTTTGTCGCTAGAGGTAATATTCCCATGTCAGAAAACGGTGCCTCTAAATATGCCCCCCCAAACCCAGACTTCTGGATCTCAGATATGTGTTCAAAAACCTTGCACGGATGCAGAAAAAGATGGGGAGCAAAAGGAGCAGTTGAAATAGGAGAAACGAAAGACTTTACAAAAGGAGAACTCCAATACGGAGGCTTTCCAAACGCTACCAGACTAGACCAAACGCTAACACGATGATTATTTCAGAAGAAACAAAAGAAAAAATCAAAAAACACGCTTTAAAAAACCAAAGTGAAGAATGCTGCGGCTTGATAGTGCAAACAAAAGAAAAATTTAACCTTGAAGCCTTTGAGTGCAGGAATTCTGCCGAAAACAAGCAAACCTTTTTTTCGTTAAACCCAAAAGATTATCTTAAGGCGTCCTTACGAGGCGAAATAAAAGCCGTCTACCACTCTCATACTTCGAACAATGAAGAGTTCAGCGCAGGAGACAAAGAAAACAGCAAAAAACACCAAGTGGACTATGTTTTATATAACATAAAAAACGATTCGTTTCATCTTTACGAACATAAAAAAAACGGAGTAAGCAACCTGTCTAAAAAGTTTAAGTGGGGCGTAGCAGACTGTATAATGTTAGTTGTAGATTATCTAGAAGAAAAAGGAGTAAAAATAAAAAACGACATACTCACTGTAGGAAAATATAACTCAAGGGACCCTCATTGGCCTGAGAAATTTCCTAACTTAATAGAAGACGTGCTAAACGTTAACAATAAGTTTAAAAAAATAAACAAAAACAGCATGCAAGAAGGAGACGTGTTGTGCTTTTCTATATTTAAGTCAAGATTTGCGCCCCTCTACGACCACTGGGCCGTTTTAGTAGGGGATAACCAAATCTACCATCACCCAGTTAACAGACACCCAACAGTCGAAGACTTTGGTAAGTTCTATAAATCCAAACTAATAGACGTATATAGGTATTCAAAATGAACAGCAGCTTAGTAAACATAAAACTTCACGGAGCTCTCGGCAAACAGGTAGGCAGGGAATCTTGGAAAATGGCAGTTTCTTCAGTGGGAGAAGCCATGAGAGCCATAGAAAGTCAAAGTAAAAAACTTTACAAAAGCTTAATCAAAAACGACAAGCAGAACATAAAATATAGAGTCCTGATAAACGAAAAAGATTTTTTGTACGACAAAGAAAAAGATATAAACACAAAAGAAGGAATGCAATCTTCCGAGCTTATTAGAGAGTTTAAAAATTTAGAAAGCATTGACATTGTACCAGTGGTTGAGGGCGCCGATTTTAAAGATGTATTTGCTATAATTGTCGGGATCGTATTAATAGTCTTGGGGGTTTTTACCTACGGAGCTACAACCAGTATGGGAATGGCTCTCATTGCTGGAGGTTTAGGCTTAGTAGCGGCGGGTGTCGCTAACCTGCTTACCCCCATGCCCGAATTTGGAGATTTTCGAGAAATAGAAGGCGGAGGTCGCGCGTCTTATCTCTTTGCTGGGCCGGTAAATACGGTAAGAGAGGGCGGCCCAGTCTTTATTGGGTACGGAAGATTAATGGTCGGTAGTCAGGTTATTCAGTCAAGCATAGACACCTTTGACGTTGAGTCCGGGAAGAAGAAAAATACAAGCAAGCTTACCAATAGAGCTCACTGGGGAAAAGAATACTATGGCTTGGACTATCGCGACAATGTCAGAAATAAAGGAGAGGGAACAGTTCAAAACATGATGAGAAAAAGAGCCGCTGAACACAACGAACAATCTGCCGAAGCAGACAAATGCGCTCCTCATAAAAACGTAAATACAGAAGTAACTACTATTATAACTTCTGACGGAGACGACTATACAGTAGTTAAAAGAATTCCCATAATGCCTAATAAACCTCATGATCCGTAAACGAAACAAAAACTAGACGATGAGCAAGGATCAAGCAGAAGCAAGACAACCTATTTTTGACGAAGCAGGGGTGTCTCGCGTAGAAGGTGGAGACAACCTTTATACTTCTCTATCTAATCTGGACGTTAGCGACTTGTTGTCAGAAGGAGAAATAGAGGGACTGGTGAGCGGCGAATATCATTTTGCTGGAAACATTGGGGAAACCGGATATCAAACCTATACATTTAAACCCTACGTCGCCTTAGATAAAGACGGATCATGTAGCAGAGAACTAGGGTATTTAAGATCTGTTTACTGGAATGAAACCCCAGTAGTGGATAAAAACGGATTTTATAACTTTCAAGAAGTAAACCTAGAGTGGACAGAAGGAACACCTCAAGGAAAACTTCCCGCGTTGAATCCTAACCTACCTAACGACAAAAACCTAAAAGGTGAAGACGGATTTGAGCTCACTCTATTCAGAAACATTGGAGAAAGACTATTCGGCCCAAGCATAGAGCTCGGAGAAGGGAAAACGCCCGGTTACTACAGCAAAGGACAAGGCGGCGGAGGTGGCGGAAGTTCAAGCTGGTACGGCGCCGCCTTCGGTTTACTAGGAGCTGAGGTTGCTGATAAACCGGCTCTCGTAGGGGCAGGGTCGTTGCTTCTCCCTGACGACGGCAGCAGCAGCGGCAGCACTCCCGGATCCACTGAATCCACCGCAAACTCTCCCATTATCCTAGGAGATATCGACAGAAACGCAAAAATATACACCGTATCGAACAAAGAGTGCGTGGCTGTAAGAGTGAATATAAAAGTTACAAAGCTTTTAGAAAACATACAAGACGACCAAAAAGACAATATTAAAGAAGCTAGAGGAGACGAGGATCATAAAGGGTTTTTCGCGCAACCAGAAGACACTATGAAGGACGGCAGGCAGCAGCCATATGGCGGTGGCGACATGCGCGCGCGCAAAATTAAATACCAAATTTACACCCGTCCGATTTTCGACACAAAAAACCTTAAAGGAAGACAAGGGGGTTCTCGCACAGACAATTTTGACGAAGATCTTTTTGTCCCTTGGCCCAAAAAACCAGCCGTAGAAGAAGAAATCTTCGGCAGGATAGAAGAGCCTTATGTAAGAAGCGTAGAAATAACCTTTAAAAGCACAGAGAGAGACGGTGCTCGCAAAGACTATTTTCTGGGATGGGAAATTAAAATAGTAAGACTTACCCCAGACTCGTTTCATACTTTTTTAAAAAATGATAGCTACGTAGACTCAATCATTGAGGTCTACGATTCTAAGCTTAGATATCCTTACTGTGCAATGGTTTACTCGAAGTATAGCGCCGAATTCTTTTCGAGAATACCATCGAGACACTATGATGCCAAACTGTTAAAAGTAAAAGTCCCCAATAACTACAACCCCTTATTAAGAAACTATGATGAATCTTTGGGCTTTTGGGATGGATGCTTCCAAGCTAAAAAAGAATGGACAAATAACCCAGCTTGGTGTTTTTATGACCTTCTTACTAATAGTAGATACGGACTGGGTGACTATATAGATTCTAGATTCGTTGACAAGTGGACGCTATACGACATAGCTAAATATTGTGATGTCTTGGTCTCTGACGGAAAAGGAGGATTAGAGCCTAGGTTCACCTTAAATCACATTATTACATCAAGAGAAGAGGCCTATAAAGTCGTCAATGACTTAGCTTCCGCGTTTAGAGCCATTGCCTATTATGCTTTTGGAAATATATACGTCTCTCAAGATAGGCCTAAGGACCCAATCTATCATTTTAATACTTCTAACGCAATAGACGGATTATTTACTTATACATCTTCTGCAAAAAAAGCCAGACACACTGTAGCAATAGTAAGATACTCTGACAAAAATAACTTATATAAACCTACGATTTCTTACATAGAAGACCAAGCTGGCGTCCAAAGATACGGAATAAGAGAAATAGAGACTTCTGCCATTGGCTGCACGAGCGAAGCGCAAGCTAAAAGATTTGGGGAATGGATACTGAAAAGTGAAATACTAGAAACGGAATCAATATCATTTTCCGCAGGCCAAGAAGGAATGTATATAAGACCCGGCGATGTAATTAGCGTATACGACGAGTTTAGAAACGACAAAAAAATGGCAGGGAGAACCCTTCAGGTTCAAAAGTTTGGCTCTGGAATCATACCGTCTGGAGCTATCCCCTCCAACATAAACCCGCCGCCCTCCAGCATCCACCCGGAAACCAACGATTATTACGTAACAGGAAACTCTATTATAATCGATAAAGCTATTGATTTCACCGCTGATAAAGAATATAAACTGGATATTTTAACCCCCGCTGGCTACCTCGAACCAACACAGATAACGCCGCCTGACTGCGAAGAAACTATAACCACCACGGAAGTGGAAGAAACACAAGAAACGAAAAAAGAGTCTTACTCTACTAGGCTAAACTTTTTCGACGTTAAAGAGGGGTTCTTTTCATTCAACACTTTTACAGGACCCCTACCAGAGCAACGCGGCGATTTCGCTACGCTTACCGCGGGCGGAGACGGCCATTCTTTTATCAACGAGCATACAGTTACAGTTGATTCTTCCAGATCTCAGATGGAATTTTTGTTTCAACCTTTTAGGGACGGAAGCACAAACAGTTCTCCATTTATGCAAAGATTTGAAGTTAGCTACGAAGCAGGCGGCAAAACTTACTATCTGCCTCTTGGAGACACAGGGCACTCTGACGAAAACCCTCAGCAGGTTACAATTACAGACCAAACCTTAGCTGAAGGCGGAGAATACGTTACTAACGTATCCAAACTTTTCCAGTTTCGAGAAGTATCTGACGAGAGTTATAGCGAAGGGAATCTTGTTAAATTTAGTTTTTATTGGGGATCTGGTTATTTATCTTCAACTGAGTATGACGGCCGAAAAGTGCACCACGGTGAAATCATAAATGAAACATTTTCGCACGAAAGACGTCACGGAGATATTTTCAAATGCTTAGAATTTTATGCCGACGGAAACGGCACTGCAGACGAAACAGCCGCGGCAACAAGAGAGTTGAAATTTATCCGTGGATATAACCCAAAATTCTTACGCACCGACGGAGACGTCGCAGCACACGGACTGGGCTTAGAAGAAAGACAGCCCTCCGGACCACTTAGGCACTATGAAGGAAAAACGGCAAACAGATTTATAGCCTTCGAGAAGCCCGCTGGAATAACTTCCTTGACAATAAGAGTTTTCTCACCCATTAACGGAACATCAACTTCCTACGATAATAGCGCCGTTAATAATGTATACAGAATAGGCTTAAGAAAAACCCATGAATGGACAGCGGGTACCGAAAAAAGAACAATTGAAAACATAACCGTAAAATCCACGAACACAGATAAATCCCTAACTTCTGCCGACGTCTCTGAAATCAGAAGAAGCCAAATTCAAACTATTTATTTTAGCGGTTTTCAAGCAGTAACTCATACAGGTAATTTTAGTTCGGATTACTCTATCGGCGGAAGCGGTATAGTAACTCAAATTTTCACCGATACACAAACGCAAGGGCAATTAGATTTCGACAACTATGTAATAACAGGCTATAACGCAGCTTCAGTAATAGGAGAACTGTCAGACGATGAAAACGAGTATTCTTCAGATTATGAAAACATAAGCGGCGCAGACCTAGTATGGTCTATAGAACCAAGAACAAATGACATGACTCTGAATAGGGACTACACCCTTGATCCAGAGTTCGCGTCTGGCCATGCGCAACAATATAAGGTAATTAACGTAAACGAGAACGAAAACAAGTACGATATAATAGCTCTTGAACATACGCCTATAAAATTTGACAACCTAGGAGAAGGAGACGATGGCGGAGGAGGAGGAACAGTTGATCCCGGACCGGGAGGACCCGCAGAGAACCCCACGCTGGAAGAAGAAGACCCTATTAAACCCGGACCGGACACCGAATACCCATACGACCCGATTCCGGGAGAAGACGGAGCATGTTGCGCTGAAGAAGGAAGTGTCAAAACATGCTATAACGACTATAAACGTTCTCAATGCGAAGAGCTCGACGAAAAACTAAAACCCGGCGGCGGCACTACTTTTCACAAAGACAAAACCTGTGATCAGATAGACTGCAAACCGCCCATTGTAGTCCCAGTTATTCCACTCAAACCATTTATTCCTCCAGAAGAAAACATAGAGCAATTTATAAACTTAAATTTCAAGATAGCCGCGGATTTTACTTCTATTTCTCATTTTGGAGGAAATGATACCAATAACTATAAACTTAAAATGTTTACAGATGCGGAAGCGCATGAAAACAGTCTTATGGGAATAAATAAAGAAGAGGACCTCAGGGTTGCTCTGGGTAATTATTACGATCACCTAAGTTGCATTAATTTATCCCCAAGCTGCGCAGACCAAAACCTAGAACAGTACGATCTTGAGTCATATCCCAGCGAAGAAGGGTGTGAAGGGTTCAATGACGTGCTAGAATGTTGCTACGCTGAACAATATGCGGAAAAGGTGAGGCAATATGGAAGCAATTTCGTAATATGTAAAAAAGCAATCTTCGAAGGGCCAACCGACTTAGACAGATTCAGGTGGCTGACAGACGATGAGTGCTCAAGGGTTAAAAAGAAATGTAAAGATTGTTAAACACAAATGTCCACAAATTCAGAAAACATTTATTACACAGATCATAGCGTTTTAGCTGATCCTAAGGACACTCCTTGGCTCGCGCATCTAAATGGAAACTTGGAGTCTTCTAATCTCCCGAGTAAAGAAAACGTAGAGCATGCTACTGAAGAAAGCGACGGGCGAAGTCAGTGGTTTGACGACGGCTGCGGGAAAAAGCTATATTGGGAAAACGTACCGGTTTATGCCGTCCACGGACAAGAAGGCCTAGGAGATGGCGGTTCAAACTTTGAGCTGACTTGGGACAGCCAAAACGCAGAAAATGACTGCACGGCACCCGCAGAAAAATCTGAGCTGTTCATAAACATGGGAGCGGCGCATGAGGATAATCTCGGAGACAGGAACACAACTTCTTGGCTTTACTGGTCTCGTGCTCTTCAACAGAATCAGGCTTATTATATGGCTGTTCCAAATGAAAAGTACCTTTTATTAATACAGCACTTTATATACAAGTTTCCATATTTCCTAAGAGACGAAAACGGCCTTCCGGTACCTGAAGTAGAAGAGGAGTCAAAAAAATCTTCCGAGTACACGGACATTAGGAGCATTCCTTTCGAGGATCTGACATGGAATCCGCAAACCAATAGAGGAGCTAACGCGATACACGCCTACGTACCCGGTTGCGCCTGCGCCATCGACGGCACTCACACAGATATTACCAGCGCATCATCCGTGGCTTCGTCTGGTTGGTCGATATCATCAACATCTGGTCCTTGGGGAGCGGATCGAAGTCATTCGGCATTTACACAAGCATCCACTACTGGAAGCGGAACGGGTGCGCTATTTTCCGTGACCACGGATGGGGCGGGGATCCCAACTTTTACTTGGGTTTCGGGTGGGTCTGGATACGCGGTAGGCGACACACTCACATTTAATGATCCGTATTTATCTGGTGAATCTTGCGTCTTGTATGTTAATGGCCTCTTAGGAGAGGCAAAGCCTTACGCAGACATAAACCTAGCTTACACAAACGCAATAGTTCCCGGGTCCGAGAAAACTATGAAGTACACCGTTACTCATGAAGACTTGGCTCAAATGTCCTACTGTACCTGCAATGACACAAAAAACTACGTTTATAATTTTGAAGGCATTAAGCCTGAAACCCGCTTCGGCACCGAGGAATTTTTTACAAGCATCTTACAAAAACAAGGCGTAGACTTATCTGACTATATAACAGAGGGTCAATACGCAGTGTTTTACGTTGGCTTTTCCCCAGAACGACATGGAGACGCTGCAGACTGTCACGACCAAGTAGGGTTTAGATATGCTTTTGCCTTCAACTTAAAAGATCGCCCGTCCAAGCTGTACCCGTCTCCATGTCAAGCGGATCCGTGTTTTGTAGCTAAACACGACGACGTACATGCCTACGGAAGAAGCTGTCCGGGCTTTTCAGAGAGCCAAGAAGACTTTGACTATAATACAGCGCCAAAGCTATACGACGTTCCTCAAGAGATAATAAACAAATATTTCGTTAAGCACTTTCCGAATGGTGGCTTTAAAAGCTTCATGGAAGTTCAATACCCCGGAAAAATATACATGCAGTACGACACTCAAGGCAACGATGTAAAAGATAAAAACGTAACCGACTGCCTATACTTAGCTGGAAGAAAAATAGACCCGTGCAAATATTACAGAGGTGAAGAAAAGGCCAACTTGACATACCATTTTAAACCCGAGCAGCCTATGCTGGGGATAAAAACCTCGACCCACAAGGTGTATATCGAAAATGGTCAGAACTATGGAGGTAAGTGGGAATTCATAACGACACCCTACTACACCCAAGAAGAGGTTTTAGCAGAGAACCTGTTAACCACTGACATGACTTACGGACTATCAACGGTTACCCAAATCTTAGCCCAAAGCAACTGCAGCAAATACACTGAAGTTATATCACACCAATACGCTGGCAAAGACTCCGAGGATTCTGATAATTGCGAAGACGGCAGCTGTTATGAGTATAACGTTCACTTAAACTTAAACTTCGATGTTCACACAAAAATAGCGATAAACAACACAAGTGCATTTGGCACATACCTCGATGGACGAGAGCACTTAGAATAAACCAACAAAAAAATGCCAAAAAACGGAACAAAAGCAACTTTAAGATGGAACGCCTACAACGGCCCCGATAACAATGAAGTAGAGTATTCTGAAGAGAATACTAAGTATGACATGTACCATGTTTATGTAAAATACGGTACAAAATTTGACAGCTCAAACAGAGACGAACAACTAACAGAGGCGCTGGAAAGCTTTGCCGGAATAGAAGCAGATTTACCAATTGTAAAAGGAGGAGACGAGTTCGTAGATTCAGAAGAAGTGAAAAACTACGAACTCTACGAAATAGAATACACTTTCCCATTAGAAGGGTTATACTTTTTTTCCATATGGGCCAAAAGAGACGATCACTGGTACGGCCCTACATATTATCCCGGAGTTAAAACCAACGTAGGAGTAGATCAAACAACAACCCTGACTTCAGCTGGCGAACTATCCCCCGATGGACAAGAACCCGTGAAGGTGGGTCTAGATAAAGCTAAACCATCAACTAACGCCCAAAGCGTCAACGTTTACGGTCTAACTAGCGAAGACTACGCAGGTGGAAAATATGCCGGAACAGAAGGAAGCCCGGCGTCAAAAGATCTAGGTAACTCCTTATCATCTTTAAACCTCGTAGACACGCCTTCCCCTTCGTTCATCTACTCTTCCTCGTTTGATGATACAAAAGTGATGCAGGAGATTAGATTTGACGTATTCAGCAGAGTCACCATAAGAAAACAAAGCGATGGTAACACTCCGCACGAAGATATATACCTTGAAATAACTGGACAAGACCTTCTCGAGACCCCAGTCGTATTCTCAAAAGATCTCAACTCTATCGAGGTAGCTCAAGCAGTAAAAGCTAACGAAAAACTTGGAAAAAACTACTACATGAACCACGACTTTGGATTCGCCGCCACATCACACTTCACCGAAGAGATAGTTCCTTTAAGAAATTTTGACCTTGTCGTAGAAGCCTATACCTCAGACAAGCGCACTAGCGCAGGAAACATGGTTCATGACGGAGTAATAAATAAAGAAGAAGGAAGCTTTCAGCAAATAGGATACGACATAGTAGAAGTTAACCTCCTCCCCCCTAGCGGGCTCATGATATGCGAAGAATATAACGTTAGAGACGGTTACGTAACGCCGCAAGAAGGCTATAACAAAAAAATCCCCTTCATAGCCGAAGCGAAAATAACAGACAAGGGAGCAATATCCGTTACTATATTTGAAAGCATAGACTCTACCACTTCCCCAAGTCAAAAATACCTGTCTAAGCAAGAAATATTTCGAAAATATTTCAAAGGAATAAAAGGGTGTGTGATTTATTATGCTGACGAAGCCTTTGCTCTGAATCCTGCACACATATCGATATCAGAAAACGGAAGTGAGCCAACAAAACAAAATGTAGAAGTAAACGGAATCAGTATTGAAGTAAATAGAGGATTTGTCCTAAGTAGCGACTTCTCTGTTGATAACGACACTATCACTTTCCCCTTCGGCCCTTTTGCTGAACAACGATTATCAAAAAGCCATGTTATAGTGGGCTTCTTTGACGAGTTGATGCGAGCCAAACATTTTGATTCTAATAACAATGCCAGAACGACATTAATGAACTCAAAACCTGCAGACACTATCTTGGGAGAAAAAAATCTACAATTCAGCAAAACCATACGCCCTTTAAGGGAAGGAGATAAATTCAACCCCGCAGCAGACTTAAGTAAGCAGCCAAACTCAATAACCTTGTTTAAAAAGTCGCCAGTAGACGAAGGGGCAAAAGCTTTATCTTATAGGGCGTACTGCTATATCTCTGTGGATGAATCCGGGAAACATTCAGTAATATCTGAAAAAGGCATATCAAACCTCACTTCCAGTTTCAGTAAGGAAAAAGCAATTTTAACTATTCAACTTAAAGAAGAAAAAAAATATATCCCCGTAATAAACTACTACGAAAAATCCGGCAATGCCTACGTAGTAGGATCGCAGTCGAATACGGTGGAAATGATAACAGAAACAATTGAAAGTAAACTTCAGATAAACATCTCAAACCCTAAAAAGATAGTAGCTTCTAAAATTTTTATTGGATTTATTTCCGCCAATTAATAAAATAACCTATATGAAACCTATTACTTTTCTCGCCTTTATAAAAGAAGGCTCTGATAAGTTGATTGCCGGATCCCATAAGGACCCCTTTTTTCTAACCGAAAAATTTTCGATAAGGATCCAAGACGAGCTCTTTGAAATCAAAGAAATAAATGAAAAGGAAAAATGGCTAAAATTCGAAACTATAAAATCGCCTGACGAAAAATCATATATTTATGTTAAAGATTTAGAAGAAAAGGAAATCTACAAAAAAGACTATTTAGAAATTCACCTTAAAGAGTATAAAATCAATGAAACCTTTTCCATACCATTCCCGGGTTCAGGGTACAAACAAAACGACGAAATTGAAATACTAGGCTTTGGGGGAGCGGGTCTTGTCTCAGTTGAAGAAGTAAACAAAGACGGCGGGGTTGTTCAGGCTAAAATCAAAACCGAATCGAGCTTCTTTCAAGAAGGATATAAAAACTTCACCCCAGAAGGAGGCTCAGGAAAGGGCTTAGAAATCGTTTGCGAAATGATAGAAAACAACAAAAGAAAAATAATAGAAAAAACAGCAAAAGAACCGCTGTTTAAAGAAAGAAGAAATTATATAGATTTTGAATACAACCTACCTAACTTTGTAAAAAAAGGAGAAATAAAAATACGCAGGACAGAAATAACGCTTGGTAAAAAATGCAAAGACAATCTTTTGGGCGGTTTTATATGCATCGCTCAAAAAGTTGACTATACAGAAAAGTTCGGGATCCCAATAGTGGAAAAAGGAACGATAAACGCGTATAACCTATACAACCAAGGCTCCGCAATTATAGAAAAGAAAATACTAGAGCTGGAAAAAAGAATCGATCAGCTAGAATCGAGAATTTAAGGCCTTCTTCCCGCTGCCCAAGTCGCGCCATCTCTTAGTAATCCGCCGGGCCTTTGCTGCTTGGTTATCTCCTTAAGCACCGCTCCACGTATGGCTTCCGCAAACTCCTTACTGCTTTGAGCCTCCTCCGCGTCTCCTCTTTCGTCGTTTTTAGTTCTATCTCTTGACCCTTTGCCTGTTTCCGCAGTAGCCCCTCCGGACTTGTCTATATTTACGCTAAGGCTTACATTATTAGTGGTAATGCCAGCTGCCATTGCAGCGCCGCCACCAACAAGCCCGCCGCTTTGAAAACTAGGAAGTCTTCCTTGATTTAATTGAGACATGAAACCTGTTCCGTATTTAGATACAGCTCT